CTGAGAAGGCCAAACAGGTACCCGAGCCTAGCGGATACCGGATTCTCTGCATGGTGCCGCAGATCGAAGAGAAGTATGAGAGCGGAATCCTGAAGGCAGAAAGCGCCGTTCGGACGGAAGAGTTGACCACCGTGGTGCTCTACGTCGCCAAGATTGGGCCTGACGCTTACAAGGACGCTACCCGGTTCCCGAGTGGCCCATGGTGCAAGGAAGGGGATTTTGTCCTCGTCCGAGCGTATGCAGGCACCCGCCTGAAGATCCATGGGACCGAGTGGAGAATCATCAACGATGACACTGTTGAAGGTGTCGTGCAAGACCCGCGTGGAATTTCACGCGCAGGATGAGGACTAAAACATGAACGACAAATTCAAGTTCCCTGATGAGCAGAATACCGCCAAGAGCGACGCCGCCGAAGACTCTCTGGATATCGTGGTTGAAGACGATACCCCGCCGGAGGATCGTGGTCGTACGCCCCTGCCCAAGGACATCGTAGACGAGTTGGACAAGGACGATCTTGAGGAGTACTCCGACAAGGTCAAGAAGCGCCTCTCCCAGATGAAGAAAGTCTGGCACGACGAGCGTCGTGAGAAGGAGCGTGCCTCGCGTGAGCGTGAAGAGGCCCTGCGGTTTGCCCAGACCCAGTCAGATGAGGTCAAGCGGCTCAAGCAGCGGCTGGGAGACGGGGAGAAGGTCTTTATCTCCGAAGTCACCAAGGCGGCAACTACTGAAGTTGAAACCGCCAAGAACAAGCTGAAGCAGGCGTATGAGGCAGGAGATTCAGAGCTGATCGCCAACGCACAGGAGGCGATGACCGACGCCAAGCTCAAACTCCGTGAATACGAAAGGTATAGACCCTCTTTACAAGACGATAATTCTGATGTAGAAAGGGCACAACAGACGGCATATGCCCCTGCCACGGCTAAACCTGACTCGAAAGCTGAAAGCTGGCGAGAAAAGAATACGTGGTTTGGTGCAGATGAGGAGATGACCGCCCTCGCGCTCGGACTGCATGAGAAGTTGGTCAAGTCGGGAGTAGATCCTCGTACGGATGACTATTACCGGCAGGTCGATAAGACGATGCGTCGTCGGTTCCCGGAGTATTTCGGTACTGATGAGCAGACGGCTCAGAACACGGATCGGGAAGAAAAGCCCGCTTCGCGCAAAAATAGTACTGTTGTCGCCCCAGCTACGCGGTCTACCGCGCCTCGTCAGATCCGGCTGACTCCTACTCAAGTTGCCTTGGCAAAACGCTTCGGCCTGAGTAATGAGCAATATGCCCGTGAACTTATGAAACTGGAGAACAACAATGTCTGATAATCGTCTGGCTCGTGAAATTGAATCCCGCGAAACCGCGCAACGTAAGAAGACTTGGACACCGCCCCAGCTTCTGCCCACTCCGACCCCAAGGGAAGGATGGGTTCATAGGTGGATTCGGACTAGCACCATGGGTTCCCCGGACTCCATGAACGTGTCTGCAAATTTCCGTCAGGGCTGGGAGCCCTGCAAGGCTGAAGACTACCCCGAATTGATGCACTTGGCCGACTCAAACAGCCGGTACAAGGGAAACATCGAGAACGGCGGACTGCTGTTGTGCAAGATTCCAAAAGAGACGATGGAGCAGCGTGACGCGTTTTACCGTCACCAGAACACCTCTCAGATGGAAGCCGTGGACAACAATTTTATGCGGACGAATGACGAGCGTATGCCTCTTTTCAGTGAAAAGAAGTCCTCGGTTTCGTTCGGAAAAGGAACTCGATAATCATATTTCAGGAGCTTAAAAATGGCTTATCCTACGGTTGACGCCCCTTACGGGCTGAAGCCGGTCAATCTCATCGGCGGACTCCCGTTCGCTGGTGCGACCCGGCAGTTTCCCATCGCTTCTGCCTACGGCACCTCGATTTTCAACGGTGACGTGGTTCAGTTGGATGGTAACGGTCAGATCATCATTACGACTCTTCAGGCGCAGACCTCCGCGCTTGCGGGCGTGATTGGTGTGTTCCTCGGCTGTTCGTACACGAACCCGGCTACGAAGCAGAAGCTGTTTGCCCAGTACTACCCGGCGAGCACGGTTGCTTCGGACATCATGGCTTATGTGTGCGATGACCCGAATGCGCTGTTCAAGGTTGTGTCGGTGACCAGCAACGTGGCAGATGGTGCTTCGGGCGGTCTCCTCCCGGTCTTCAAGAGCCGTGCGAATTCGGTCCCGTGCAATGCGGAACTCGTGCTCAACACGGGTCTCGTTAGCACCGGCAACAGCCGGATGGGCATGTTTGTCAACAATGTCGCGACGGCCCTGCCGCTGCGTGTTGTCGATGTTGTGCCGGAAACGGCGAACTCTTCGGGGAACTTTGTCGAATTCATCGTCAAGTTCAACGCGGGTTATCACACTTACAACGCGTCTGTCGGCGTGGCGTAAGGGGAGTATTAGAAAATGGCTATTTCACGCGCACAACTTCTTAAGGAACTGCTCCCCGGTCTGAACGCCCTGTTCGGCATGGAGTACGCTACCTATGGTGAGGAGCACAAGGAGATCTACGAAGTAGAGAACTCTGAGCGTTCCTTTGAGGAAGAGACCAAGCTGTCGGGCTTCTCGGCTGCTCCGGTCAAGAACGAAGGTCAGGCGATTGCGTACGACAATGCGCAGGAAGCTTGGACCGCTCGTTATAACCACGAGACGATTGCTCTTGGTTTCAGCATCACTGAGGAAGCGGTTGAGGACAACCTCTACGACTCGCTCAGCAAGCGGTATACCAAGTCCCTCGCTCGTGCGATGGCGTACACCAAGCAGGTCAAGGCAGCGGCGACGCTTAACGGCGCGTTCTCTGGTGGCCCGACTGGTGGCGACGGTAAGGTGCTCTGTGCCACGGATCATCCGCTCATCTCGGGCGGCGTGAACAGCAACACCTTCACGGTTCAGGCGGATCTCAACGAGACTTCGCTCGAAGCTGCGGTCATTCAGATCGCTGCGTGGACCGACGAGCGTGGCCTGCTGATCGCTGCCAAGCCGCGTAAGCTCGTCATCCCCCCGGCGCTGATGTTCGTTGCCAAGCGACTGCTCGATACGGAACTCCGTGTTGGCACGACCGACAACGATATCAACGCCCTCAAGGCGATGGGCTCGATCCCGGAAGGCTACAAGGTCAATCACTTCCTGACTGACCCCAACGCTTTCTTCCTGATGACGGATGTCCCCAACGGTCTGAAGCACTTTGTGCGTTCGCCGCTGGCTCAGTCGATGGATGGAGACTTCGATACTGGCAACGTGCGGTATAAGAGCCGCGAGCGTTACAGCTTCGGCTGGTCTGATCCTCTGGGCATCTTCGGTTCGTCGGGTTCGACCTGATGAGTCGGACTGGATAATACCGGTCTTGGAAAGGGGGCTTCGGCCCCCTTTTCTTTTGTTGACGCAGTTATTTTTTGGGAGTAATGTCGAATTTATTCTAGGATCATTATTGCGCAGACCCACCTAGGGGACGATGCATAGACTGCGTAATTACTCGTGCATGAGGATATAAACATGTCTTTCTCTACTTTTTCTGGCCCCCTTCGCTCTGGCACTGTCAAGGAAGGCGCTGGCCGTAATACCGGCGTTGTTATGCTGGCCCAGTCTTGGGATTCCGGCGACCTGACGGGCGACGCTATCGGCAACTTCGACTTTCAGAGGGTGCCCAGATCATCAACATCCTGATTGATCAGGTGGTTGCCGCCACTGCCGGTACGACCACGATTTCGGTGGGTAATGCTTCGGGCGGCGCTCAGCTTTCTGCTGCTGTGGCTACCACGGCTGGCGGTCGATTCACGGGCACGACCACTGCTACGACGCAGCTTGCTTGGCAGACTTCTACCACGGCGGATACGCCGGTCTGGGTTCGTATTGCAGTTGGAACGGCAACGCTGACGGCTGGTCGTGTGATTGTCACGGTGGTTTATGTCCAGCGTGCGCCGAATGGCGCTCAGTTCCCGCCTAGCGCCTAATAGGAGGCCGTTATGCGTCCTGTAGTCTATACGATCACGGGTAGTGGAACGTCCGCTGTCTGTCCTATCGACCATTACATTGCGCCGACAAATGTCACGCTTGGTGCAACGATTACTGGTACGGTCAACTACACAGTTCAGTACACTTTTGACGATGTTTTCGCTGTTTCGTATGTTCCTGCTAGTGGTAACTGGGTAGATCATCCCTCGCTGACCGCACAGACTACGTCAAAAGATTCTAACCTCGCTTACCCCG